CTCCACCAAGGAGTGGTCGAGCTTCCAGCAGCTCAGCGCCTACGTGAAGCGTGGCGTGGTCATTGAGCGGCTGATCGACGACGCCGGCAACCCGGCGGCCGGGGGTGCCCTGTCGGCGGCCAGCAACAACCTCGCTGAGATCGCCTACACCCTGTTGGTGGACAAGCGCATTGGCGCCGGCTCCGCGATCGGCCGGCAGGCGGTCAGCCGTGAGCGGATGCAGCTGGCGGCCCGCTGGTGCCATGCCAATGGCTTCACCTGGGATGGCGTCATTTCTGAGTCGCTCAACCTGCGCCAGTGGATCTACGAGCAGGCCAGCTACTGCCTGCTGGATTTCACCATCCTTGGCGGGCAGTTCAGCCTGGTGCCCAGCTTCCCCTACGACAGCGCCTTCCGCATGGACCGGGCGGCGAAGCCCGCCATCAGCGCCCTGTTCACCGATGGCAACATCCGAAACCTCAAGGTCACATGGCTCAGCCCTGAAGAACGCCAGCTGTTCAAGGGGGTGGCCAAATGGCGGCAGGAGACGGACAACGGCTTCTCCCGCAACCGGGCCCTCTCGATTCGACTGAGCGACGGTCAGGGCGGCAGCGATCGTGACCCGGAGGAAGACTTCGACCTCAGCCTGTTCTGCACCACGGCCGAGCAGGCCCGCACGTTCCTGCGCGTTGCGCTGAAGCTGCGGCAGAAGGTGACGCACGGCCTGAGCTTTGAGACGACGCCGCAGGCGGCCATGGGCCTGGAGCCTGGCGCCTACTTCCGCTTCGTCTCAGAGGTGACGCACACCAGCCGGTTCAGCAATGGCAGCATCGGCACTGATGGCAAGGTGAACGCCGCTGAGCCCCTGGAAGACGGTGTTCACCAGATCATCTACTGGGTGCCTGGCACCGAGGGGGTGAAGGCTGCGGCGATCACAGTGGCCGGCGGCGAGGTGGCTGACGCAGCGTTCTGGGGCACGGTGTTCACCCTGGCGAACACTGTCACTGCCAACCGGGTCTACAAGGTCGAGACGCTGGCCATGGGCGAGGAAGGCTTCGTCACCGTCTCGGGCAGCTACCAACCGCTGACGGATGAGGGAACTCTGGCGGTCCTACGCTGGGATGACAGTCACTGGGTCGAAGAGGGCGCCTAGATGCCAGCAATCGCCTTCCCTGGCATCATGCCGACTGGCCGCAGCTACAGCCCCGGCAGCTACCCGAAGAACGAGTTTCGGGCCCTGAATGGCGTCACCACGATCCTGCAGTACGGCAACCGTCGCAGCGAGTCGGATCTGAGCCTGGACTTCGCCAACATCACCGACCAACGCACGTCCGAGATCCTGGGCAACTACGAACAGCAGAGCGTCGGCGACAACTGGGTGACATTCACTGCCCTTGACGGCTTGGCGGGCGCCGGTAGCGAGCTGGCTGCCTACCTGGGGGAAACCATCAGCGGCCTGCGCTGGCGTTACGCAGAGCCCCCGCAGGTGCGTTCCGTTGTGCCCGGTCGCTCCAGCGTCACTGTGAAGATGAAGGGCTACCTTGACGCGGAAGGGGCGCTGCCCACGTTGCCCCCAATAGAGCGATGCCCAACTGATGAGGGAGACTACGGCTGATGGCGCAGTTCTATTCGGGGAAAGACGGCAGGGTGTTGGTTGACGGCCAGCAGCTAGCTAAGGTCGGCGGGTGGTCGCTCAGTGCTCAGGTGGAAGCGCTGGAAACCACGAGCCTGGCCGACGTTGCTCGGGACTTCACCCCTGGCCTGAAGAGCGCCAGCGGCAACATGGCCGTCTTCTACCACGACGATGCGCCGGTGCCGGTGATCAGCAAGGTGGTCAAGGTGGGCGCAGCCACTGACGCTGACAAGGTGACGATCACGCTGGGCTGGGGAGAGAACGCTGTGACGTTTCAGGCGCTGCTGACCTCTGCTGAGCTGGGCTGCCGGGTGGGCGAGGTGATGCAAGCGCAGGTGAGCTTCAGCGTTTGCGGCGACCTCCAGGGGGTGGCGCTTTGACCGTCATCTTGGGCGAGCTGGGGCAGGTGGAGCTGCGCCGCACCTCGGGCTCAAGGGTCTACACCAGCGTCGTCAACGCCTCGGACGTGAACGTCAGCCGCAATCGCTTCTCGTTCGATTTCCCGGCCGACATGCTGCTCACCGGCGACCTGCTGGAGATCAAGGCCACCGATGGCGGCCCGCTCGACTTCATCGCCCCCAGCGGCTGGTTCGTGCCTCCTGTGGCCATAAACCCGGATCGCGTCAGGGACGTTCCAGCTCCTGTCGGCTACCCAGATGGCAAGTGGTTCATCCATGCCGATGGCGCCGGTGGCATCAACCTCTACCAGCGGTTCGACGATGCAGTGAGTGGCGAGGTAGCCGGCCGCGTTGACCTGCAGCTCCCCAGCCGGGACATTCCCATTTCAGTCCAGGTGGTGGACAACATTGACCGGATCGTGGGTGAAGTGACCAGCTTCACGCTGAACACCAGCCGCGAAGCGGTGGACGTGACCGAGCTGGGCGACGAGTTCCGGCAGCAGTACAGCGCCTTGATCAGCGGCTCGGGCCAGATCAACTGCTTCTTCGACTATGAGCGTCGGCGGTGCGACGAGACCAGTGGCGTCTCCAGCAACGTGATTGAAATGCCGGTCTACCTTCACCAGCTGCTGCTGCGGACGCAGCTGGGCAGTGAGTTCTGGGCCAAGCTCACGCTGGCCGGCCGGGGCCAGAAGCCGATGGGCTACAGGGAAGACTTCGACGATGAGGTGTGGACTGAGTTTGAGGCGATTGTCACGAACGTGGGGATTGCGTTTGAGGCAACGCAGCCGGTGCGATCGACGATCGACTTCGTGACGACCGGGCAGATCAGGCTCCGCACCCGGATGGTCACTTCGTATCTGGTGCAGGAGCAGGATGGCGTGTCGCGCCTCCGGCTGGAAGAGAGACAGGGTGACGGCTTTATCACGCTGGAGGAAGAGCAGGATGAATAGGCGGCTCGGCCGCAGAACCTAGACTGCCCCTAGCACAAAGCAGCGTCGGGAATCGTGGCGGACCTCAGGTATTCAGAACTCCCGCCGCTCCAGAAAGCGGACCTGCAGGGCCTTGACCTTCTGGCCCTGGCCGATCTGTCCGCTTCTGAAACGAAGCAGCTGGACGGCAAGAGCTTCCTGGAAGCCGGGCTGCAGTTCATTGATGACGCCACCATCCAAGGCGTCAAGCTGGTCCCGGATTCGGTGACAGCCAGGGAGATCGCTCCCGATGCCATCACCGACAGCGAGCTAGCTGATGGTGCGGTGGACACCGCAGCTGTTCAGGATCTGGCGATCACCGACAGCAAGATCGCCCCTGGCGTGGATGGCGCCAAGCTGATCAACGACACGGTGACGAGCGACAAGATCGACCCTGGATCGCTTGGTCGAGGGCTCAACAGGCAGGCGGGCGTCATCGGTCATGCCAACGCCATCGCCGCCAGCAGCCGCAGCGGGATCTCGTTTGACAATCAGA